GCTGCACTCAGAGATATAACAGATAGTGCAACATCACTGGATGATGTAACTTGGCCGGAGAAACCATAATGAGTACAATTCAAACAAACGCAATCGTTGACGCTTCTGGCGGTAATACTGCAACAGTAAACGGTGTTACTCCTAATACTCATTCAGTAAGAGGACGCAATCTTATTATCAACGGCGCTATGAACGTGGCACAACGTGGTGCTAGTGTTACGATAGCAAACACAGGCGCTTTTTCCTCTCCAGATCATTTTAGAATACAACATAATGCAAACACTACTAGTACTGTAGAGCAAGTTTCTGATGTTCCTGCTTCATCCAACTTTAAGTATTCTTTGAAGTTTACAAACGGAGCAGGGGAAACTCGTGATGGTGGCGACTATGCTAGATTATATACTCGTTTAGAAGGATACGATACAGATCACCTTAAACTTGGAACTTCAGCTGCTAAAGGATTTACTTTGCAGTTTTGGGTAAAATCTTCTTTAACAGGTACATTCGGAGTTGGATTTGCTGGCCATGATAATGGAAGTAACGGAGTATACTCCGCTAGTTATACAATATCTGCTGCTAACACTTGGGAATATAAAACTATAACTGTCCCTGCTGCAACAATCACAGCAGGAATATGGACTCACACAAATGGAACTGCTATGTCAATTCATTGGGATTTGGGTGAAGGCCCAACCCGATCTACATCAGTTGGATGGAATGCTGGTGGTAATGGTGGACAGATGGGTCTAACAAACGGAGTTAAACTTGTTGAAACTACAGGGGCAACACTTAATCTTACAGGCGTAAAATTAGAAGAAGGCGCAATAGCTACAGAGTTTGATCACAGATCATACGCTGAAGAACTTGCGCTTTGCCAAAGGTATTATCATAGATCACCTACAGGAGTTTCGTATTCATATTTAGGGTCAGGTTCTGCAATTAGTAGTAATAGCGCAAATGTCATATATACGTTACCAGTTGAAATGAGGTCTGCGCCTACCTTTAGTGCTAGCGGAAACTTTCAATTAAATAGTAACGCAACTAATGCTGTGACAACCTTTACTGCTGGAAATATTACACCATACCTTGTTAGGATGATGCCTCAGGGTAGTTCGGGCAACATGACAGTAGGTTACTCTTATGATTTGAGAAACGTAGGAGACACATCTGCATATGTTCAATTTGATGCAGAGTTATAAAGGATGAATAATATGAATATTACAACAGCACAATACACTACTGATATAGATGGTAACAACTCTTCAGTCCAAGCTACAATAGACGGACAAGAGATGTCAGTCCCACTAGATACAGACAACAGGCATTATGCAGAAATTCTAAAACAAGTAGAGGCAGGAGACTTAACTATTGCTGATGCTGATTAAGTTATGATATGTCTGATAATTATGAACACTACCTTGGAAATCCACTACTAAAAAAATCTAATGTCCCTGTAAACTGGACAAAGGATAATATTTTAGAGTATCAGAAGTGTATGGAAGACCCCATATACTTCATCAAAAACTACATCAAAATTGTATCTTTAGATCATGGACTCGTTCCCTTTGAACTCTATGATTTCCAAGAAGATATTGTAAATACAATACATGACAACAGATTTACTATCTGTAAGTTGCCTCGACAGTCTGGTAAGTCTACCACACTTGTATCTTATGTATTACACTATATCCTATTCAATCCAAACATGAATGTTGCAATCCTTGCCAACAAAGCTGCGACTGCACGAGATATTCTTGGACGTTTGCAACTTGCATACGAGAACCTACCCAAGTGGTTACAACAAGGAGTTGTGTCTTGGAACAAGGGTTCAGTGGACTTAGAGAACGGCTCTCGTGTTGTTGCCTCCTCTACATCATCATCTGCTGTTCGTGGTGGTTCGTATAACATGCTGTTCCTAGATGAGTTTGCATTCGTTCCACAGAACGTAGCAGAGGACTTCTTTAGTTCTGTATACCCTACAATATCATCTGGTACGTCTACTAAAGTTGTTATCGTATCAACTCCCAATGGTATGAACATGTTCTACAAGTTGTGGACTGATGCAGAGAACAAAAGAAACTCTTATAATATTATAGATGTTCACTGGAGTCAAATACCTAATAGAGATGACAAGTGGCGTGAAGAGACAATTGCGAACACATCTTTAGAACAGTTTCAACGAGAGTTTGAATGTGAATTCTTAGGTTCTTCGAATACGCTAATACACTCTGCAAAGATTAAAACAATGGCGTTCCATAATCCGCTCACATCAAATGCTGGATTGGATATGCATGAACGTCCAGACCCCAAACACACATATGTTATTATTGCAGACGTTGCTAGAGGTACGAAGAATGACTACTCAGCATTTATTGTGTTTGATGTAACGACAGTACCCTACAGGATTGTTGCAAAGTATCGTAATAACGAGATTAAACCACTACTATACCCTAACATCATTTACGATGTTGCTAACGCTTATAATCAAGCTTACGTCTTAGTTGAGGTAAATGATATCGGCGAACAAGTTGCAACTGCTCTACAGTTTGACTTGGAGTATGAGAACCTTATAATGGCAAGCATGCGAGGTCGAGCGGGACAAGTCGTTGGGGGTGGCTTCAGTGGAGGAAAAGCGCAGTTGGGGGTAAGAACAACAAAGGCCGTCAAAAAGATGGGTTGTTCTAATATTAAACAAATTATTGAATCTGACAAACTTATTGTCAATGATTATGAACTTATTAATGAGTGGTCTACCTTTATACTTAAAGGACAGTCTTACGAAGCAGAAGACGGACACTCAGATGACTTGGCGATGTGTTGTGTTATATTCGGATGGTTAGTACAACAAACATACTTCAAAGAGTTAACAGACGATGATATCCGTGCTAGGATGTACTCAGAACAACAGAATCAACTAGAACAGGACATGGCTCCATTTGGATTCTTGGATGATGGTGTACAGTCTCCATATGGAGAAACCATTATAGATGAATATGGTACACGCTGGAGTCCAGTGGTTCGTAGTTACGATTCTGATTGGTAGAGATTACAGAAACCCTACATAATATCAATAATATCGTTTTCTAGCTTAAGGAAGCAGTTTGCACAAACAATTTTAGATTCATTGATTAGACTTCTAACCTCTGTTCTTGATTGTTCATTTAAACCCTTTCTTTTTGTTAGTTTGCGTATATCCTTTTCGTGAGGATAGAACTGGAGACAGGCGGTTTCAGATTCGCCACAGTAATGACAGGACTTTTCACCAAGATATTCGTTAACCCATATCTTGCGAGCCCTGTAATTCCGTTGTGATACCTTCTTAATGGTGTCTTTGTATTTCTGATAGTGTTCCGACATAATATTATTTATGTGCCGCAGAACCTATAAAAGACAAAAGTGTAAACTTAGTTTTTTATAAATATAATTGTAAGTTTGAAAATAACTAAATTATTGATAATCCACAAAGGAGAAAAAAGAGATGGCATTTCAAGTATCACCTGGCGTACTCGTAAAAGAGGTTGATCTGACTAATGTTGTTCCTGCTCTTGCAACTTCAATTGGTGGTTTGGCTGGAGTCTTCGAAAGAGGGCCGATGGATCAAATCATACCAGTTGGAAGCGAGAAGGAACTTGTTCAGTTCTTCGGTAAACCAAATTCAAGTAACTTTGAAACATGGTTCACTGCTGCTAACTTTCTAGACTATGGCAACGCACTTCGTGTTATTCGTGTGAATAACGGAGCACGTAACGCTGTAGCAAACGGTGGTGCAACAATCGGAACTTTCAATGGAGATGGATCAGCTGTAACATTCACAATGTCGAATGCGGTATCTGATGCAGACCTATTAGAAGTAACAATTGCAGGCACTAAAACAACTAACTTTACAGTCGATGGTTCGACTACAATCACGTTTGGTTCAGCACCCGCTGCTGGTTCAAGCAACGTAGTAGTTAAACTAGGACTTAAAATAACAAACGATCAATTCTATGACGATAACTATGCAGATGGTTCTGGTTCAGTAGGTTCTTGGGCTTCTA